GCAGAACAACAGTTACAGCTATTAGGTGAATTGAAATTCAACCAAGAGGTATTGTGTGAATTTTTAGGATCCTCTAATACACTTATCAACGGCAAAACACTAGGATCTCTTAGTGCTAAAGTGCCAGTCTATGAGAAAGATGGGTTAGAAATTTATCAAGAACCCGAAAAAGATAAATATTATGTAGTAGTAGCTGATGTTGCTAGGGGTATTGGCGGAGACTACTCGGCGTTCGTGATTATTGATGTTACTGAAATGCCGTATACGCTAGTCGGAAAATATAGACACAATAAGATGTCTCCTCTGTTATACCCGAATATTATAACAAAGGTAGCAGAGGATTATAACAGTGCATTTGTTCTTGTTGAATCTAATGATATAGGACAGCAAGTATTAGATATAATGCATCAAGAAAATGAGTATGAAAATATATTTACTACTGTAACTGAAAATGGCAGACAATACATTACCCCCGGATTCGGAAAGTCTGCTAGGCTAGGAGTGACAACATCAAAGGCAGTGAAAAGACAAGGGTGCTTCTCTTTTAAAAGTTTATTAGAAGAGAAGAAACTATTGTTGTTTGATGCAGATATTATACAAGAATTATCTACTTTTATTGAAAAAAGCGGGACCTACCAAGCAGATGAAGGGTATCATGACGACCTAGTAATGTGTTTGGTGTTATTTGGTTGGGTAACAACCAATACTTTCTTTTCAGATTTAACGAATGTGAATGTCAGAGAAGGAATTTACAACTCAGAGATGAGAGCAATTGATAATGATCTAACGCCATTTGGTTATATAGATGATGGACAAGAAGAATTGGTTGAAGTCATGGGTGGAGATGTCTGGCTGTTCGATGAGCCTAAATTTAGAGATTTATAAATAAAGACAGTGATGACTATTAAACAAAACGCTAACTTAATTCGAGGAGAATAATATGGCTTTTCAGCTTTCCCCCGGCGTTCTCGTCCAAGAACAAGATGCTTCTAATGTTGTTCCAGCAGTTGCTACAACAATTGGTGGATTTGTAGGAGACTTTTCTTGGGGTCCTGCTAGAGAAATCGTTTCTATTGAAAACGAAAATCAATTATCAGCAAGATTTGGACGACCGAACGACACAACTGCACAAGATTTTATGACAGCATCCAGCTATCTGGCTTATGGATCTTCTTTGAAGGTTGTACGAGAAGTAGGCACTGCCGAAAACGCAACTGCTGATGGTACTGGACTTCTTATCAGAAATGATGACGAATACGAAAACAACTACATCAACGGCGAAGGCACTGTTGGCATGTGGGCAGGTAGATTCCCAGGCGCTTTAGGCAACAGTCTAAAAGTTTCTATGGCTGATCTAACAACTTACACATCTACTTCTGTTGCTTCAGTGACAGTGGCTACTGGCGGCTCAGGTTACACTTCTGCTCCAACTGTTACATTTGATGCCCCGGCTACTGGCACGACTGCGACCGGTACCGCAGTACTTGCTGGTGATGCAGTTGCTAGTGTGACAATCACATATGCTGGATCAGGTTACACTTCTGCTCCTACAATCACATTCACTGGCGGAGATGGCACAGGTGCAACTGCAACTGCCGTTCTTTCTACTGCATGGGTATATGCCACGCAGTTTGATTATATTCCAATTACAACAACATATGCAGCCAATAATAGCTCGCAGTTAGATGAAATGCATATCATTGTCATTGACGAAGATGGCGCTATTACAGGTAAAGCAGGGACAGTACTTGAAAAATTCGCTGGAGTATCTAAAGCATCGGATGCAAAAGACGACACTAACCAGTCCAACTACTATAAAGATGTAATCAATACTCGCTCTAAGTGGATTCGTTGGATGGACCATCCAACTAATGGTACTAACTGGGGTTCTGCATCTTCCGGTGCTATTACTTTTGTAGCTTTGGTTCCAGGAGATGGCGATCAAGAAGTTTCAATGTCAGGCGGCGCTGATAACAGCCCAACTGACGGCGATTTACAGTCTGGCTACGCTCTATTTGCTAATGATGAATTGGTTGATGTAAACCTTATCATGGCGGGCGGTCACAGTCAAACAGTAGGCGACTACATCATTGACAATGTTGCTGAGATTCGCAAAGACTGCATGGTCTTTATTTCTCCTCAGAAAGCATCGGTTGTTAATAATGCAGGAAACGAGGCAACTACTTCTATTGCAGAACTTACTTCTTACACTCGTTCTTCTTATGCGGTAATGGACAGCGGCTGGAAGTACATGTATGACAAGTACAACGATAAGTATCGTTGGATTCCTTGCAACGGCGATGTTGCAGGTGCATGTGTAACTGCTGATCTAGTTGCAGATCCTTGGTTCTCTCCTGCAGGCTACAATCGCGGCGCAATCAAAAATGCGGTAAAACTTGCATACAGCCCGAACAAGACTGACAGAGATGCTCTCTACAAAGCGGGTATCAATCCAATCGTTGGCTTCCCAGGTAATGGCATCGTGTTGTTTGGCGACAAGACAATGCTCGCAAAGGCAAGCGCATTCAATCGAATTAATGTTCGTAGACTTTTCATTACTGTTGAAAAGGCAATCTCTACAGCGGCTAAATTCCAGCTGTTTGAATTGAACGACCAATACACAAGAGCGCAGTTCCGTTCTTTGGTTATTCCTTTCTTGAGAGATGTTCAAGGCAGAAGGGGCGTATATGATTTCCGTGTTGTGTGCGATGAGACTAATAACACTCCTGAAGTCATTGACCAAAATCAATTTAGAGCAGACATTTATCTGAAGCCTGCAAAATCGATCAACTTCATTACACTGACATTTGTTGCGACACGGACAGGTATCAGTTTTGAAGAGCTTGGTGCCTAATAAATAATTCAATAAGGAGAAAAACTAATGAATATTGAAGACTTTAAAAGCAGATTAGGCGCTGGTGGAGCGAGACCTAATCAGTTTGAAGTAGAACTAAACTTCCCTACATATGTAGGTGCAGTAGATAAATCACTTAGCATCTTGGTTACGGGAGCATCCATTCCGGCTTCTAATGTCAACCCTGCGATCATTCAGTATAGGGGTCGTGAAATCAAGCTGGCAGGTGAACGCATCTTTGATCCGTTCACAGTAACAATCGTCAACGATTCAGAGTTTGGTCTTAGAACAGCCTTTGAACAGTGGATGAACGGCATGAACGAGCGTGAGGGAAATCTAGGCGCTCTTACTCCATCAGAGTATCAGCAATTGCTTACTGTTAAGCATTTAGACAGAAACGATAGGGCGTTGCCAGGCGGCACTTACACAATGTTTGGCGCATTCCCAATCAATATGTCTGAGATTGCATTGCAGTATGCACAGAACGATATTTTTGAAGAATTTACAGTGACATTCCAGTACTCACACTACGAAGTTAGCTAATTTAGCTGACATATATAGTGTATAGTAGGAGAACTATATAATGGAAATTTTTGGATTTGAAATAAATAGAAGGAAAGCACAAGCGACTGAAAAGTCGTTTGTTGCCCCTTCCGAAGACGGTGCTATAGATGCCATCCGATCTGGCGGCTACTATGGCACCTATTTTGATATAGAAGGTGTTGCTAACACCGAAGAACAACTCATTAAGAGATACCGTGACATCTCAATGATGGCGGATGTTGATACTGCGATTGAAGACATTATTAACGATTCTATCTCAAACTTAGACGATGAAAAACCTTTACAACTCAATACCGATGATGTGAAAGTATCTGCGGCAGTCAAGAAGGCAATACACGAAGAGTTTGCTGAAGTACTGAAGTTGTTTGACTTTAACAATCGAGCGCAAGATTATTTTAGACGATGGTATATCGATGGAAGAATTTACTTTCATAAAGTAATTGATTCTGCTAAGCCTAAGCAAGGCATTACTGACATTCGATATATCGATCCTAGAAAAATTCGTCTTGTACGAGAAGTAAAGAAAGAAAAGGACCCAAAGACAGGGGTTCAGTTTATAAAAGAGATTAAAGAATATTTTATCTATGATGATAAAGGAATTGCTACTAAGCCGGGTCAGATAAGCGCATCAACTACGCTTGATAGCAAAGCATTGAAAATTACGAAAGATGCTATTTCGTATGTTCCTTCAGGGCTAGTAGATCAAGATAAAAATATTCCTTTGTCATTCTTGCATAAGGCGATTCGACCCGCCAATCAACTTAGAATGATGGAGAACGCTTCTGTAATTTATCGTATTACAAGAGCGCCCGAAAGAAGAATCTTCTATGTTGATACAGGTAACTTGCCTAGAGTAAAGGCAGAACAGTATCTTAAAGACATCATGGATCGGTATCGTAATAAATTAGTATACGATGCAGGCACTGGCGAGATTCGTGATGATAAAAAATTCATGTCAATGCTTGAAGATTTTTGGCTCCCACGAAGAGAAGGTGGTAGAGGCACAGAGATACAAACATTGCCAGGCGGACAGAACTTAGGCGAAACAGGCGATATTGAATATTTTCAGCGAAAGTTATATCAATCGTTGAATGTTCCTGTTTCTAGATTAGAGCAACAAGCTGGCTTGAACTTTGGTAGGTCTGCTGAAATCAATCGTGATGAATTGAAGTTTACAAAATTCATTGCTAAGTTGCGTAGACGGTTTAGTGTCTTGTTCGATGACTTGTTAAAAACTCAGTTGATACTCAAAGGAGTTATCACTGAAGAAGATTGGCAAGATATTAAACCAGACATAAGGTACATTTTTGCATCGGATGCTTACTATACAGAATCAAAAGATCAAGAGATTCTTAGAAGTAGAATTGAAGTATTAAATGGTGTCGCTGGATATGTCGGGCAATTCTTCAGTAAAGAGTATGTACAGAAAAACATTCTTATGCTTTCTGATGAAGAAGTTAAGCAGATAGATTCAGAGATAAACAATGAAGCGGAGGCTGTTGAGCCTCAACCAGAAGGTGATAACAATGAGTGAAGAATTTGAGCAAAATGAAATTAGTCCTGAAGATGCAAGAAAAGATGCAATCAGAGACATGATGGATAAATGGGCTGATGGTAATTTAACTGATGCGCAAGATTCGTTTAATAGTATTATGAATGTTCGTGCTGATAGTTTAGTAGCCGATAGAAAAGCAGACATGGCGTCTTCTATCTATAATAATGTTGGTAATGAAAGTCCTGAAGATGCAAGTCAAGACTGGCCTGAGGAGATGACAGGTGAAGTACAAGAAACAGAATCGGAGGAGCCCGAAGAGGCTTAAAGAGCAAATGAAGAAATTCAACGAGTTTAGAGAATCCGCGGCAGACGATGCAGAAGAAATTCGTGCCAAAGCCGAGCGCCGTGCCATGAGAAAACACAAACAACAGGCAAAATTAAATATGCCCGAAGAGGCAGTTCCTGTTGAAAAGCCTAAAAAAGATGAACCTTCTGCAAATCATCCAGCAGAAGACGGTGTTGAGGGAGATAGTACTCCCCCTAAACAAGGCAGCTCGGAAGATCCTAAACTTACTCATATGTGCGCCATGAAAGTCGTTCACCCTAAGTTTGGTGAAGGTAAGCCTATCATGGGAGAACATGCTGAACCAGATGCAACTGGTAAAGTCTGGTGGTACAAAGTAATGTTTGAACACGGCATTGAAACATGTGAGACATATGCACTAGAAGTGCTAGAAGAAAGCTCTCATGGCAACCACAAAAAAAAGAAGTAACGAGGAGAGAAGTTAAATGGCGGTCACTGTAGATACACTTAAATTAACACAAGTGCAAGGCGTGGTCGCCGTGCGTGAAGATGGCAATACACCGGCTACTGGTACTATTGCTCTAGCTACCACGCTTAAAAAGGCTACTGAAACACAAGCTAACCCAGAAGTCGATATTTCATCTATCTATTGGACTTTGGGTAGTGGCGTTACGGGTACAATTACAAGAAATTCACAGGTGCTTTACCATCTAAGCCTGTCTGGTAAGATGGAGTTTTATGGATTCTCAGAGAATACAGGAAATGATTCTGACATCGAAGTGGATATGGATGGCGCAGGAACTATTATTCTCTCAGTTAATAAAATTTCTGGCTACGGACCACAAGCACATCAAGGCGCGGACGGAGACTTAGGCTAATGCGACTAATAAAAGAACTCAATGAACAAGTACAATATATCCAAGAAGAGACAGATGGCAAGAAAACTCTTTATATTGAAGGAGTGTTTCTACAATCAAATCTCAAGAATCGCAATGGACGCATGTACCCTAAAGAGGTAATGCAACGAGAAGTTGCTAGATATACGGCAGAACAAATTGATAAGAAGAGAGCTTTAGGTGAGTTAGGTCATCCTGATGGCCCTTCACTGAACCTTGATCGGGTTTCTCATATGATCGTATCTCTTAAAGAAGATGGAAATAATTGGATAGGTAAAGCAAAGATTTTAGAGACACCTATGGGCAAGATCGCTTCAAGTCTTATTGACGCGGGCGCACAGTTAGGTGTTAGCTCTAGGGGCTTAGGCTCTATTAAAGAGAAGAATGGAATTAATGAAGTACAGGATGATTTCATGCTTGCCACTGCGGCAGATATAGTTGCAGATCCTTCAGCACCAGATGCATATGTTGAAGGTATTATGGAAAGTAGAGAGTGGGTAATGGTAGATGGTATCTGGACTGCCAGAGATATGGAACAGGCACAATCAGTAATTCGTAAAGCATCTAGCCGTGAACTAGAAGAAGCAAAGATGCATGTGTTTAGCTCATTCTTAAATAAATTATCCAAAATTTAAATTTATATAAATAAACACAGACATGACAATCTAAGGAGATAATAAATGGCTCAGGTAGAATCCAAAATCAGGGAGCTACTCGGCAAGGCTAATGAAGTAGACGCTTCTGACGCACTTGTTGAAGAAGCTCAAGCTCTAGAGGAAAAAGCAGGTCTCCCCAACTCGAAAGATGTTGGCGACAAGACTGCTCCTACTCAGGGTAGCTCAAACGCAAATCCCGAAATGGAAGACCTTTCTGGTTCTGATGACAAAGGCGGTTTAACTTCGCCTGTCGGTAAGGCTGCATCTGCAAAGGCTTCTAAAGACAACACTCTTCCTAAAGGTCAGGGCGCAGGCGATGCTCCTAATTTTGACACGAAAGAAGATCCTACTTCTGTTGTTAATCAAGCATCTTCTCAAGGCGTTCGTGAAGAAGCTGAAGATGAAGACCAAGAAGTTATTGCTGAAGATGAAGTAGAAGATGGCGAAGAAGAGGCTTTGTTTGAAGCTGATATCGCATCTCTTTTTGCTGACGAAGAACATCTTAGCGAAGAATTTAAAACTAAGGCTGCCGGTATCTTTGAAGCTGTTGTTACTGCACGGGTCACTTCTGAAATGGAAGCAATCGAAGCAGAACTCAAAGAAGAAGCTGAAGCGGCGCAGGCATCATTTCAAGAAGATATGGTAGATAAGATTGATTCATATCTTGCTTATGTCGCTGAAAATTGGATGAGAGAAAACGAACTTGCAGTTGAAAAAGGTCTCAGAACTGAAATCACTGAAGACTTTATCAAAGGCATGAAGACGCTCTTTGAAGAGCATTACATTGAAGTACCTGCTGACAAGTATGATGTACTCGGTGAAATGCAATCTCAAATCGATGAACTCAAAACTAAATTGGACGAAAGCATTGTTGAGAAGTTGGAAATCGTTTCTGAAAAGACCGACCTTCTTCGCAGTAAAGTATTGAGCGAATCTTCTACAGACCTTACTATTACCGAAGCTGAGAAACTGGCTAAGCTAGTTGAAAGCGTAGAGTTTGATAGCGAGGAAGTGTTTGCAGAGAAAGTTGCTGTAATCAAGGAAAATTATTTCCCCAAGGTTAAGGCTACTGATGACGACAAAATGCAAGACACTCTAGATGAGTCTTTCATCACAGAAAACAGTACAATGAACATTTACACTCAAGCTATTAGTAAAGCAGTCAAAAAGTAATTTTTTATAAATAGATATAACAACCAAGTAAGGAGAAACTTAGATGTATCTTTCAGAAGAACTTCAAAGCAAGTGGAGCCCTGTTCTCGAACATGGCGATTTACCTGCAATCAAAGACCCGCACAAGCGAGCCGTTACAACCATCGTTTTAGAAAACCAGGAGAAAGCTCTTCGTGAAGAGAAGACTGCTATGTTTTCTGAGGCGGCGCCTGCTAACAGCGTAACTGGTGGCGGTGTTGACAACTACGATCCGATTCTTATCTCTTTGGTAAGACGGGCACTTCCTAACCTGATGGCATACGATGTCGCTGGCGTTCAGCCAATGACTGGACCTACTGGTCTTATCTTTGCCATGAAGAGCCACTACAGCTCACAGACTGGCGATGAAGCACTGTTCAACGAAGCCGATACTGACTTCTCTGGCGCTGGTGCTCATGACGGTTCTAACCCTGTTGATGGTGCTTACACTACAGGTACTGGTGTTGCTACTGCTACTGCTGAAGATTTCGGCGGTGCTACAACTCTTAACGAAATGGCATTCAGCATTGAGAAGACTACGGTTACTGCAAAGACCCGTGCTTTGAAAGCTGAGTACACAGTTGAACTTGCTCAGGACTTGAAAGCAGTACACGGTCTTGACGCAGAAAGCGAACTGAGCAACATTCTGTCTCAGGAAATTCTCGCTGAAATCAACCGCGAAGTAATTCGTACAATCTACAAAGTCGCTAAGACTGGTGCCGCTTCTACAGCTACACCTGGTACTTTCGACCTTGATGTTGACTCTAACGGTCGCTGGTCTGTAGAGCGTTTCAAAGGTCTTCTCTTCAACATTGAAAGAGATGCCAATGTAATCGCACAAGACACCCGTCGCGGGAAAGGTAACTTCATCATCTGTTCGGCTGATGTTGCTTCTGCTCTTGCTATGTCTGGTGTACTTGACTACACTCCTGCACTTTCTACTGATCTGAATGTTGATGACACTGGCAACACTTTTGCTGGTACACTCAACGGTCGTTACAAAGTGTACATCGATCCGTACTCCGCAAACACTGGTGCCGCTTCTCAGTTTTATGTTGCAGGCTACAAGGGTTCTAGTGCATATGACGCAGGTCTTTTCTACTGCCCTTATGTTCCACTGCAAATGGTTCGTGCAATTGATCCTAACACCTTCCAGCCAAAAATCGGCTTCAAGACTCGTTACGGCATGATTGCTAACCCATATGTTACTCAAGCTAACGGTACAACTGACGGCGACACCTTCACGGCTTCTCGCAACCAGTACTACAGAAAAGTTAAAGTAACTAACTTGATGTAATAAAAAGAATTGCTTTAAGCAATCACTTTTGAAAGGGCTCTTCGGAGCCCTTTTTTTATGCATAAATATGATTATGGAAATAGTAGACCATATAAAAATATATCATGCCAATCTCAAAGACGACTATGCATTGTCTCAACCAGTGCCATCTGCTACACTCGATACCTTTTTACCTAATAACTTTGCAAAGAGAATGTTTGTAGAAGCACAAACTATTCCTGCTGAATGTTGGTCTACCTTCACTCGCAAAGATAGTTTGATGAAAGAGTGTGTTAAGTTAGAACACATGCCTGTTGCTAGAGAATTACTAGCGCAGTTGCATAGCAGTGAGGGATTGCGTTGGTTAGAGGCGCTTACAGGCATCTCAGGACTCATCCCTGACCCCTATATCACCGGAGCAGGGTATTCAAAAAGCTGGAGCGGTGACTCGCTCAAAATACACACCGACTTCAATTGGAACGAACAATTAAAATTGCATAGAGCCTGTGCGTTAATAATATATCTAACTCCAGATTGGAAACCAGAGTACAATGGGGCATTTGAATTTTGGAATGCAAATAAAACTGAGTGTGTTAGAAGTGTAGACTGTTTATTTAACAGAGCAATAATATGGAACGACCACAAGCGAGGCTTTCATGGATACCCTAAGCCAATAGAGTGCCCAGAGAATATGCACAGAACAACATTCAGACTATTCTTTTATACTAGCAACTCTACATATAAACAAGATGATCGCCCGCATAGAAGTCTTTATTGGTATGATAAAGAAGACAATGAGCCTTATGATATACCCTCTAGGAAATAATGATGACAGATGATTACTTAATGGTCATTGCTCCTGGCAATGACATAGAATACGCTGGTAGAATAACTGACACAAACAACTTTAAAGAATTTAACGAGGAAAAGGTTTTTTTCTATTACAATGAGACAGACAAAACTCAGTTAGGAATTCCTCTTAGAAAATTTATGAATTCCTTTCAGTGGTCTCACTTGAAAGATAAGCCTAATTGGAAGCTAATTATAAGTTATGTCACTGACTATTACAACGCATATGATATTTGGAATTGGATCGAGGTTCTTAAAAAATATAATATGGAAGATCATATGCACAAGGTATATATTGGCGCAGTAGATGTTCATTTTGAAAAGTTGCTCATTGACACCTTTGCCAAAAAAAACTTCCCCCCTCCTGTAACTTATAAACAACAATCCTGGATTGCAAAAATTTGTTATGTGAATCTGACAAACAATCCAATGCCGTCAAAAAAGTTTAGTTTTTTCTCTCGTAACTTTAAAGCAGAGCGATTGGATTTATACACTAGACTGCATACACACGGATTAACAAATACAAAAACATCCAATTTTACTTTTTGGAACACCAATCCGTATGTAGAGGCAAGCAACACGGCTACACAGACCCAAGTATACAGCAAAGAACAAATGTTAGAAAAATACAATTACTACTTGGATAGATATCTCTTGCCAAAAGGGTCTAGACATAGCAACGAGGATCTAGATAGTTTCTTATCAGGAGTTCCGTATGTAATGTCTGATGAGAAAGAAGCAGTTAAAACTTTAAGAAACAAATGGTCTGTGCTTATGACACAGGCAATACAAGATTCGTTTATACACATTGTAATAGAATCTCACTTTAATCATTACTCAAATGAATTTATTGCGTTTGACAAACATTCAGACCCAGTAAGTCCTATGTTTGCTGTTCAAATGGATCCAGAACAAATACCAAATTTTACATATGAGATGTTTTCTCCTTCTTTCATCACAGAAAAAACATACAAGGTGCTGTCATGCAAACGACCATTTATAGGTTTTGCAAGTGCATACTATCTGAAAAATCTACGAGACATGGGATTCAAAACATTTGAGCCATGGATAGATGAGAGCTACGATTTACAGGAAGACAATGAAATAAGAATGTCAATGATAGTTAAAGAGTTGGCTAGGTTGAATGTTAGAACTACTTCTGGATTAAGGAAAATTCTAGTTGAGATGGAGGATGTGCTTGAACACAATAGACAGCACCTACATACACTTAACGCAACACACCAACTACCAGAAGAGATAGCTTGGCTAGATGATAGAAACTATGTCATGACTCCAGAATATTTTCAGATATAAATAGTATAGTACAGAGGACATGACATGGCTTATAACCCTATAACAAATGTAGCAGAAGCAGGATACACGGGAGCATCTGACCCAGGTGAGTTAGATTTTCTACGACCCAATGGCTTTAAGTTTCAGATTCATAACATACCAAATGTTTCTTTTTTCTGCCAGGCAGCGAATCTGCCACAGATGTCGATTGGCTCCCCTGAAGTTGAAACGCCGCTATCTACTCTGGTTTTCCCAGGAGAGAAAGTACGATTTGGTGAATTGATTATTCGCTTTCTTGTGCAAGAAGATATGGCTAACTATAGAGAACTTTATAACTGGCTTATTGGACTAGGTTCTCCTGAAGACCACAAACAATTTACAAAGTATATCGACACACAAAGATATCGATTTCCAAATCAAAATCCTAGAAGCAAAGATTTGGGTCAGTTTTCTGATGCGGACTTGTTTGTTTTGGACTCGAACAATAACCCCATCAAGCGCATAAATTTTGTAGACTGTTTCCCGATCAGTTTAGAGGGGCTAGACTTTGATATTAGCTCAGGCGACCAAAATTACTTTGTTGGTGTAGCCGCATTTAGATACAGGCTTTTCAGCATAGAAAATCCGTAACGGTCTTCTTGGTGGTTGACTTATATACCGTTTGATAGTATAGTATGTATAAATAAGTCCTTGAGGTTATTATGATTACATTGAAAGAACTGCAAGATATGTGGGCAGTTGATTGCAAAATTGATGAACTGTCTTTAGGCAAAGAGTCTACACGCACACCCGAACTACACTCGAAGTATCTGAATCATATGTCAGATGTCAGACTGCACCTGCGAAGATCACAGGCTGCTCTTTACAAACTGCGCAAAGTAAAGACTCAATATTTTAGAGGTGAACTTTCCAGAGAAGACCTCGTTGCACTAGGTTGGGATCAATGGCTAGGACCCAAGCCGCTGAAATCTGATATGAATGAAATGCTCGATTCAGATGATGATGTGATTGAGCAAACAAACAAGGTTGAGTACATTGCAACTGTCGGTGATTTTTTAGAGCGAGTGATGAAAAATCTACATAGCAGAACTTGGGATATCAAGAATAGTATTGAGTGGACTAAATTCACTAACGGACTTATGTAATGATAACAGTGACTAAAAAGAATGAAGTATATTTGATTGTAGACTGCGATGTTAGCACTCTGCAGGAGATCAATGACTTCTTTACTTTTGAAGTACCAGGCGCACGATTCATGCCTGCGTACAAGTCACGAATGTGGGATGGTAAAGCTAGACTGTTTAACATATACACAAAAGAACTACCTGTCGGACTTTTATATTATTTAAAAGAATTCTGTGAGCAGTTAGAGTATTCTATGCGTATAAATATGGACGATATGGGAGACCCTGTATCTACACAATATATAAAAAACTACACTAAGGAGTTAAAACTACAAAGTAATGAAAAACCCATTCAAGCGAGAGAATATCAAATCGAAGCAATCACTCAAGGAATTAGTAGCGGACGCCTACTTCTTCTTTCACCCACTGCTTCTGGCAAGTCTCTCATTATATATTCCCTGGTTCGTTATTACCAACTCTTAGGGAAAAAGCAGTTAATCATTGTTCCTACTACCTCACTAGTAGAACAAATGTATGGTGATTTTCAAGACTACGCTTCAGCAGATACTTGGAAAGCATCCGATAACTGTCACCGAATTTACGGGGGCAAAGAAAAATCAAACGAATATCCCTTAACAATTTCGACCTGGCAGTCTATATACAAATTTCCTAAAAAGTGGTTTGAAAAATTTGATGTAGTATATGGAGATGAGGCGCATTTATTTAAAGCTAAATCATTAACAACTATAATGAATAAGTGTGTAAATGCGCCTTACCGTTTCGGCACTACAGGAACACTTGACGGAATGAAAACGCATAAACTGGTATTAGAAGGCTGCTTCGGACCGGTATATAAAGTAACCACCACAAAAAAATTGATGGACGAAGGATCACTCGCTGATCTAAAAGTCAAGTGTCTTCTTCTACAATATCCTGACGAAGAGAGAAAGAAAGTCAAGGATATGAACTACCAAGAAGAAATGGACTACCTTGTTTCAAATCACAAACGAAACATAATCATTAGAAATCTAACAGTAACTCAAAAGGGAAATAGCCTAGTACTCTTTCAGTATGTAGAGAAGCATGGATCTATACTGTTTGACTTAATCAAAAGAAAAGTTGATCCTACCAGACCCGTTTACTTTGTTTTTGGTGGTACCGATACTGAACAAAGAGAACAGATTCGGGCATTGACAGAGAAGGCAGACAATGCTATAATTGTTGCATCTTACGGCACATTCTCTACGGGAATCAACATAAGAAACTTGCACAATGTAATCTTTGCCTCACCAAGCAAGTCTAGAATTAGAAATCTTCAGAGTATTGGTCGAGGATTAAGAAAGGGTAATGAAAAAACTTCTTGCAATCTTTATGATATTGGTGACGATCTTTCATGGAAGTCTAAGAAGAATTACACTTTGAATCATATGGTTGAGCGAATTAAATTATATAATGAAGAAGGGTTCGATTACAAGATAATCAATCTCAATGTATACGGTGAAGAAAAATGAATGTGAAGGCATACATCATTTCTTACTTTGGCAGTAAAGACAAGCCAGAAGAAAGACAAGTACGAGTAGAAAATCACAGACAACAAATTGATTATTGGAAGTCTCACTGCCCCGAAATGCAAATACAAGTTTTGGCACAAGACTATAATGAAGATGAATTCATTGAGGGAGTTGAGTATGTTGTACATAGAGGCGACTTACTCACACCTGGTCAGGCGAGAAATGTTCTGCTAGAAAACTTTTATTCAGATGTAGACCATGAGTGGGCATTGTTTATGGACAATGATGCTGTATTGAAAAGTCACGATGAATTTTATCATACTAGAATAAACATTTGCAGTATACTTGAAAATTTCCCAGATAATTTTGAGGGTGTGGATTTGTTTTTCCCCCATTGGGACGGTAGACCTGGAGACGGTGCGTTCAAAGATAAGTACAAAAATCTAGACAAAAATTATATCAATGTCAAGTGGGATAGAGAGTTATGCTTTGATAGAAAGTTTGGCTCTATGAAAGGGACAATGTTTTTTCTAAGAAGAAATGAACAGCAAGTAAAATTCAATGAAAACTTTACCTATATAGATGGAAAACTATTAGTAGGAGAAGACGATTTCTTTGCGCTGGAGTGTGCAATGAACGGACTTAAAACTTATATGCTCAGAAATATTCTTTTAAAAGAATTCACTTCTCCCAGTACACATGCAGGTGCACAAAATACAAGAAAAGAAGAAATGAATAGAGGCGATAAGATTTTTAGAGAGACTTATGGCTTGCCTGAGAGCCGCGGACAGTGGTATAAATATGTAGGAAGACGGTACGGAATTTATCTTGACAAACGAATAGTTAGACCATACACAGAAAAGTTTGAGGTTAACACTTTAGAAGGTTTTTTTGAATGAGATATCACAGACTTTTAAGAATGATAACAGGTGAAACTGTTATTGCTATGCTGGATAATAAAGTAAATCTAGATTCAGAAATAGAAAACTTCGTCACTCTACACTATCCCATTCAAGTGATAAATGATTTTTATGAATCTGATACGGGAATGGTAGAAAGGTATAGTCTAAAACAATGGGAGACTCTTTCAAAAGATAACCACTTAGTGATTGACATGTCCACAGTAATGTACATTACAGATATACAGGACAACTATATAAAAGGATATAGAAATATGGTTAGTTATTTTTACCTAGGGGGTCAAGAAGAAGAGAAAGAAACTTCAGAGAAAGTTAAAGGACTCTTTTCTGATCTAGACGAGAACAGCAAGATACATTAAAGTAATTCTTAAACGCCACAGACGGAGTATAACAGCATGTATTATACTTGTCAAGAAAAAAATATATTATGGAGACCAAAGTGAAGAAAGATAAAACTAAAAATGCACATTACATTGATAACAAGGAATTTCTCCGGGCTATCAGTGAATACCGAGAAAAGGTTCTGGCTGCCAAAGAGTCAGGTGATGACAAACCTAGAGTAACAAATTATCTTGGTGAATGTATGGTTAAGATTGCAAACCATTTGGCATACAAATCAAATTTTGTAAACTACACATTCCGAGATGAAATGATACTTGATGGTATTGAAAATTGTATCACATACATTGACAATTTTGATCCAGAGAAATCTAAAAATCCGTTTGCATACTTTACTCAGATCACCTACTATGCTTTCTTGCGTAGAATCCAGAAAGAAAAGAAACAAATGGATACCAAAAGTAGGTATATACAAAGTATAGACATTCATTCTATCATGAGCGGTGCCGACCTAAGTGATCCACATACATCGGAATACTTAGATTTTTTGAGAAAAGCTGTAGATGAAGCAGGGAAACTTGATGAGGCTCACCCTACCACAAATCTAGTTAAACGCAGACCAAAATATTTTGATGACGCTGAAGCTATGAAATTAGCAAAAGAAAAGGTCGAACAATTGAAAGATTTGGCTGATTAATCATTGACAAATACCTTGTGATGTAGTACTATTACACTATGAATATAAAATACTCTGAAATTTTTTACAGTTTCCAAGGTGAAGCAGAACTTGCTGGCACCCCCACTGTTTGGTTGCGCTTGTTTGGGTGTAATCTAGAATGTAATGGCTTTGGTCAGAAAGATCCATCTGACTCTTCTACTTGGGTGCTTCCCTACAAAGAGCATGATTTGCTTGATGTGAAACGAGTTGAAGACTTGCCTGTTTGGCAGTATGGGTGTGATAGCTCATATTCTTGGTCAAAGCGATATAAACATCTTGCTCAATCGAAAACTGTCGAGGAGGTGTGTGATGAGTTAGAGCGCAATCTTCCCTTCAGTCAATTTACACATCCTCTCACAGGACAAGAAAACATGCTTGCCTTTACTGGGGGTGAGCCTATGCTTTGGCAAAAACAGATGAAGGCTATTGTCAATCAGTTTCTTGCTCGAGGCAATGTACCTAAGATCATTACAGTAGAAACGAATGGCACGAAGCCACTAAGTCCTGAACTGCGAGATTTCATTAATGTGTATCTTGCTGAAATGGGAATTCGTTGGCATTGGGCAATAAGTCCGAAGATTTTGTACACTGCCGGAGAAGACGGTAAAGTTTTACCTGATGTTTTTATGGATTATGTTCAAGGCACATCAAGCACCAGTATCATAAAATTTGTATGTAACGGAACAGAAGAATCTTGGGACGAAATTGCGTACTATGCAAGGCAAGTTAAAACAATGAGTACAGCAAACGAAATAAAAACTCCTGAGATTTGGATTATGCCAGCAGGTGCCACAAAAGAAGAGCAAGAACAAGTTGCTGATATATGTCATGAGGCAATGTGTCGAGGATATAAAGTAGCAACACGAAATCACAGTTATGTTTTTGGTAATGCTATAGGTACATAATGAATCTGACATGGAATGATATTGATTTACTTACAGAATCAATATACTTAGACGCAAAGAATAAAGACTATGATGTTATCGTAGCAGTAGCTAGAGGGGGGCTTGTCCCCGCCACCATTTTGAGCCATCGATTAGGATTGCCTTTGCAAACAGTGAATTGGCAGTCGAGAGATGGAGACACCCGAGAAGTTGGTTCTTTATTCAAGTTGGCTGTAAAATACCAAAACATGTTAATTGTTGATGACATTTGTGATTCAGGTGTTACAATAAGAGATATGTCAGAACTTTGCAAAGACCGAGCAGATTTTGCTGTTTTGGTAGATAAGCAAGTAGACTCTAATCTAACACACTACCGAGGAACCGAATACACCGGTGACGGGTGGGTAGTTTTTCCTTGGGAGCAGTCATGAAAAAATATGAAGAAGTTATAGAGAGATGCAAAAGTGCAGATACGCGGTATTGGGCGAGTGACAATATCGCTAGTCTAATACATGATGGTGAAAGAGAGCAATTGATTGATGAGGCTGCCGAAGCATTTGAAACTGTGCTTGATACTTTAATCATCGACCGACACAACGATCCTAACAGCAAAGATACTGCTAGGCGGCTTGCTAAAATGTATTTTAATGAGATAATGAGTGGTCGTTATGACCATGTTCCTAGCGTAACATCTTTCCCTAATGATGGTAGCTACGATCAACTGATTGTTATTCGCAGTGATATTAACAGCATGTGTTCACATCATCACCAACCCGTACAGGGTGTCTGTTATATTGCTTGTATGCCAGGCGATAAAGTTATTGGACTTTCTAAATACACTCGCCTCGCACAGCATCTTTCAATGCGAGGGCACTTGCAAGAAGAACTGACAGAAATGATTGCATGTGAGATTGAGAAACAAACCGCTTCTAAAGCAGTCGGTGTTTACATTCGTGCTAGACATGGTTGCTGTGAAAATCGAGGCATTCGTTCTAGTAATAGTGCGACACAGACAACGGTTCTCAAAGGTGCCTTGAAAGCTGATTCTGCATTGAAGAATGAATTCATGCACAACATACAAATTCAGGAGACATTAGGTGGTTAAACATGTAATGGTAGACATTGAAACTCTCAGTGTCAGACCTTATGCGGCAATTCTTTCTATCGGTGCAGTGGCTTTTAATGTCGAAGATGGGGTACTTGATACATTCTATGTTAATGTTGATGGTCAATCATGTAAAGATGTTGGGTTGCATGTATCC